TCGAAGAACCGATGGCGCGTGCGTGCCGCCAGATCCGGCTCGACATCGTACATCATGCGCCTGTTTCCCCGCATGAGACCGCAAGAGAGCGCAGCACCCTTGCAAACTGGGGAAAACGGTGTATATGGCACGTGACAGTTGACGCATAAGGGAGCACCGGGAGGCATGAGACCGCTTCCCATCTGCTTCCCCTCAAAGGGAGGTCACGCCGTGAAACTCACCAAGGACACCGTGGCGGCGCTCACCATGCCGGCGGGCAAGACCGACTACATTGCATGGGACCCCGACCTGCCCGGCTTCGGCGTTCGGCTTCGTCGCACCAAGAGGGCTTGGGTTTGCCAATACCGGATCGGTCAGCAGCAGCGGCGCGAGAGCTTGGGCGACACGCGCAAGATCAGCCTCGAAACCGCTCGCGGGATTGCGCGCAAGCGCTTTGCACAGGTTGAGCTTGGCGTTGATCCCAGTGTGGCCAGGCTGACCGCCGGCGCCGCCGCGGCAGCGGCGAAGCTGACGCTTGCGGTGGCCGTCGAGCGCTACCTTGCCTTCAAGCAACCAACCCTGCGGCCAGCCAGCTACGCCGCGGCGCAGCGCCATTTCGCTGTGCATTGGGCGCCGTTGGCCGCCCGGCCGCTCGCTGGCATCGGCCGCGCCGACGTGGCGAACCAATTGCAGGCGATCGTCAAAGAGTACGGCCGGACGGCGGCGGCGCGAGCGCGGGCCAACCTGTCAGCATTGTTCACCTGGGCGACGAAGGAAGGTCTCTGCGACACCAATCCGGTTGCGATCACCAACGATCCGGGCGCCGGCATCAAGCCGCGCGAGCGTGTGCTCGACGCGGATGAGATCAAAGCAATCTGGGGCGCCTGTGACGACGGCGACTTCGGCACGATCGTCAAGCTGTTGCTGCTAACTGGGCAGAGGAGAAACGAAATCGCAGATTTGCGTTGGTCGTCGGAGATCGATTTCAACGCGGGCCTCATCAAACTGCCGGCCGCACGCACCAAAAATGCCCACCCGCACAACATTCCGATGTCGGGCGCGGTGATCGGCATCCTCGCTGCGCGCCTCAATGCCCGCGGCAACGCGCGCGATCTCCTCTTTGGCAAGCGCGACCGGGCGTTCATGACCTGGACAAACGCCAAGGCCAAGCTCGACGGCGCTATCGCTAAATCCGGAAAGGCCCTCGCGCCCTGGACATTGCACGATTTGCGGCGGACCTGCGCGACCGGCATGGCCGAAGACCTCGATATCGAGCCGCATGTGATCGAGGCTTGCCTAAACCACTACAGCGGACACCGACGTGGTGTTGCCGGCACTTACAACCGCGCGAGCTATGATCGTGCGATGAAGGCAGCGCTGGCGCGGTGGGCCGAACACGTGCTCGACATTGTTGAGGGGCGCGAGACTAAGATCGTGCCGCTGCACAGCGCCTGATAAGATACGGGCCAAGCCGGAGGGTTCAACTCCGGCCCGGCCCTGACCTCCAACCAAGGGATCATCCCCCGTGGCTAAGGCTAGCCAGAAGCATAGCACACCCGAGGACCTGACAACGTATGTCGGCCGGGTGATCGAGGAACAGCTCGACGAGTTGGACCGGCACCGGGCAACGGTGATGGTGGCCAACCCGCACTACCTTGCGCGCTTCACGCCGACGCGGCTCGCCGTCTCACCGCTCTATCGCCCACAGCACGATAGCCTCGGGACGATGACGCCTGTCGAAAAGCGGCAACGCCGCTATCTGAACGATAAGGCAGCTAAGGCCGGTTTGAGCGAGGCACCACCGCCCTTACGTCGCGGTGGCAAAAAGATATCCGACGAGGATGTGCTGCCATCGCTAGTGGCGTACGTACACAAAGCAAAACGCGAGGGGCTGTCCCGGACGAAAGCAGTAGGCCGGTGGGTTACGGAAAAAGGCGCGCAGCTCCGTGGGGCAAGCCTTGACGCCAAGGTCGCCCGGTTGATGCGGAAAATGCGAGGCTAACGCCCCTCGCCGCCTTATGCCGCTGCATCCTTCCTAAGTTTCTCCAGCACGAGCTTGGCGATCTGCGCGGCCTTGCTGGTCGAGAACATACCGACGATGACGGTAGCGATGTCTGCCGCCGTGTCGGTTGGCTTCCAACGGTCACCATCCTCGTGCTGCTTAAGCTTGTGGTTCTCTTCCTGCAGGACAATGTTCGCCTGCTTGAGCTGCGCCATTGCAGAGAGCGGCTTGTCCTCGTCCGCGGGTTTCGGGTTGGCGAAGACTGGGCAATGCCGCCACACCGCCTCAGGCGAGGCCCATTCGAAGCGCTGCTTATCGGCAAGGTTCTTGCGCCACGCCTCGACCTCGGAGGCGTGATCGAGGATAGCGAGCAAGCGTGAGACGCGGGTCTTGTTAAGGATGTCGGTGCCGTCCCCGCGCTTGCCGCCAAGACCTTCACGCTCGCGCAGTCGATCGAAGGTGAAGCGGCCGCCGATACGATCGGCTTTGCCCTTGAGCGCCTGCAGTCCGCGGGCAATCAGCATCCAGAATTCAAACGTGCGCTTCATGGTGGCGAGCGCGTCCCGCGCGGCATCAACGTATGTATGTTCCTCATGCGAGAGCGACGGCAAGTCTGGTGTGTTGTGAGTGGGCGGCAGCGAGAAAGCACGCCTCTCGGCTTGCTTGCGCTGAAATTCCTCGAAGCTGTCGGGTCGTTTGGTCGTCATGGCGATATCCTCTTGTTGGCTCGGATACTGCCTCCATAGCACGTTCGGTTGTCTGTGACAACCGAAACATCGTCCGACGTTATCCGAAAGTCGAACAACGTAGGACGTTGTTTCAAAGTCGAATTTGTTTCGTCCTACGGATGCTATTCCACTTGACTGTTCCCAGCTTGAAAGCGCGGGGGGTAGCGCTGTCAAGCTGGAGGCTGCTGTGTTTGCAAAACGCCCCCGTCCGCTCGTCATGGTGGCCCCTACCATCACAGGAACGCCGACTGCGCTCGACCTGCAGCGCAAGATCAGCGTCAAGGAAGCCGCCGCGCTGAACAACGTCAGCACCGACACCTTTCTCCGCCACTATCGCCATCTCGTTCGGAAAATCTCGCCGCGCCGCTCCGTGGTCACGTTGGCCGACGCGCTCGCGATCGGTGAGGCCGAGACCGCCTGAAGCTCCCGTTCCGGCGCGTCCGCCGCCCGGCGCCGGGTGGTTCTCACGATACAGGGCGACAAGGCGACGGCCCCGGAACGCCGCGAGCGTGGGGCCGTCAATAGAGGAGGAAACCGGAATGCACGGTTTCAACGCAGTACTTAAGCGTAAGCGCTATCGGCGTCAATATCGTTCCGCACGACGCCACTTCCGCCACGGCCTGCGCGCTGCGGTTATGCGCGCCGTTACCGCCGCCAAGCTCTACGCCAGCGGCTCGGCCTCGACCATCACCATAGCCGCGGCGAGCTGCGGCTCGAGTGAAATCTACGTCAAGGCTGCGATCACCCTGCTCCGCGCCGAGAACGCGGTGTTGCTCGAACGTGTGCTCACGGGCGACATCTCGCTTCTGCGCGCTGCTGCTCAGACGAAACGCATAGCCGACCTCGTCGCAGCCTATCGCTGTGCCAACGATGCGGACCGCATCGCGTTCATGCGCGCTTGCGGCACCGAGAACATCCTCGACGAGCTGGCGGAAGCCGCCAGCTAGTAACAGCCAAGGCGCCGTCCGCGCAAATGCGGGCGGCGGCCCTTTTCGACTTGAGAGGTCATGTAGTGAGCACCACCAGAAGGCAGCGCCTCAAGGCCCGTGCTTCCCAACATCTGACCGCCGGCTACACGCCTGAGCTCGCCGCAATGATGCGCGCGACCAAGCCAGGGCAAGCGCATTGGGCCGGCACTGGCCCGAGCGGTAAGACCTGCAGCGACTGCGACCATCTCGGTTATTGGGAGCAGGTACGTAACAGCGCCGGCGACCATGTCTACAGCCGCCACCGTGCCGGCTGCTGTGCCAGGTTTTTCCAGCTCACCGGCAAACACGGCGCAGTTATTCCACCCGGTGCGGGCGCGTGCCGGCACTTTCAGCCACGGAACGAAGTGACAAAGCAAGGGAGGACAAAGTGAGAATTATTTCAGCTGATGAACGCCTGTGTGAGAAGTCCGGCGTCAAAATGCTGATCGTTGGCCAGGCGAAGATTGGCAAGACCAGCCTGCTCAGAACTGTCGATCCCAGGCGGACGCTGTTCATCGATCTCGAAGCCGGTGACCTCGCAGTCAAGGACGTGCCAGTCGACACGCTGCGCCCGCAGACGTGGGAGGAGTGCCGCGACCTTGCCTGCTTCCTCACCGGTCCTAATCCGGCACTTCCGCCGGTGTCATGCTACAGCGCGGCGCACTACGAGGCCATCAGCCCGCACTTCAAGGACCTGTCGCTCGACAAGTATGACATGTTCTTCGTCGATAGCGGCACCGTTGCCGGCCGGCTGTGCTTCCGCTGGAGCGAACAACAGCCGGAAGCTTTTGCCGAGCGCACCGGCAAGAAGGATGTCCGCAGCGCGTTCGGTCTGCACGGACGTGAGCTGACCACGTGGCTCACGCACCTGCAGCACGCGCGCGGCAAGCACGTGATCTTCGTCGCGATCCTTGAGCAGCGAGTCGACGAGTTCAACCATCGCGAATGGGCCATCCAGCTCGAGGGCCAGATGGCCGCGCGCGCGTTGCCGGGGATCGTCGATCAGATCGTCACCATGAGCTTCGTTGACTTCGCCGACGGCAAGCCGCCGACGCGCGCCTTCGTCTGCACCCTACCCAATCCTTGGCAATTCCCCGCCGGTGATCGTTCCGGAAAGCTCGAGCAGATCGAAGAGCCGCACCTTGGCAAGCTCATCACGAAACTCACCCGGCCGATCCCGGCCACAATCCACGAAGCAAGCAAGGCAATAAAGGAGATTACTTCATGACTATCGACTTGAACGACGCCGACGGACAGAGAGAATTCGATCTGATCCCAGCGGACACTATCGTAACCCTGGCCGTCAAGGTTCGCGGCGGCGGCGCAGGACCCGACGGCACCCTCAGACGCAGCAAGGATGGGCGTAGCGAGGCGCTCGATCTTGAGCTCACCGTCTGCGATGGCAGGTTCATCAAGCGTAAACTGTGGACACTACTGACGCTGCAGGGCGAGACCGAAGGCCACGCCGAAGCCGGCCTGATCGCGGCTGCCACGCTGCGCGCCATCGTCGAGAGCGCGCGCGGTGTGCGGCCGGACGATAAGGGCGAGGAGGCGAGGCAACAACGCAAGCTTGGGTCCTACCTCGAACTCGATGGCATGCGCTTCATCGGCCGCGTCGGCGTCGCGCCTGCGAAGAACGGCTATGACGCGAAGAACAAGCTGGCCTCAGTGGTCACGCCCGACATGCAGGCGTGGCGGAAGCCGGATCAGAGCGCCGCACCAACACCCGCCGCAAAACCGTCGCAGCCGCCGAGTGGTGGCAGTGTCATTGCGCGCCCGCAGTGGAGCCGGTGATGGCGAGCTCGGTAACCGAAGACGACTGGCAGCGGAAGGCGACCGCTGCCGCCGTCACCGCGGCGCGCAACATCGTGCTCGGCGATGACGCCGCGATCAACAAGAGCGCGCCGGTCGGAAGGCTGAGCGATACTGAATGGGGTTGGATTGTCACGGCGGTCCTATTTGCTTGGATCGGTGCGCGTGCCGAACAAGCCGCTGCCGAAGAGCTCGACACCGAGCAGACAATCCGGCTGACGGGGCTTGATCGCAACCCGTGGGATGCCGGCGCGATTGCCGCGATCCTGCCGGAGCTCGCCCAATGTCGAGGGATCGACTGGTCGAAATCGCTCAACGACTGGCCGCGCGAAACCATGATCGAATTTCTGCTCGAGGCGCTGCGCCTGGTGCGCAGAGGGATGATTGCGCGCGATCTCGGGGACGGGATCACGCGCACGATATCGCGCCACGCCAATACCGCGGCCGGCGTACCGAGCGACGATTTGCCTTGGTGACGGTGTGCAATGGTGATCGATCTAAACCGCGCCAGTCTGTCGGACACACCGCTAAGCGTCGCGATCAACGCGGCGATCGAGCGTGCCGAACCGCCGGAGGAGAACACCCGGCGCTACCTCGGTGCGTCCGCGATCGGCTCGGTATGCCAGCGTAAAGTCCAATTTGATTGGTGGTGTGACCCGGTATATCCGACGCAGACACGCGATATCTTCCGGCGCGGACATCTGGTCGAAGAGCTAAGCCGTCAGCACTTCATCCGCGCCGGCTTCAAGTTTGCGCCAAGCGAGAGGCTCGCCTTCAGCACGGCCGGCGGGCTGTTCCGAGGCCACGCCGACGGAATACTGATCGACGGCCCCGAATTGCCCGGCGTTGGATATCCGTGCGCGTGGGAGCACAAGTGTCTTGGCAACAAGGGCTGGCGCGGGCTCGAGCGCGACGGCATCGAGAGGGCTTATCCGCACTACGCGGCGCAAGTCTGGATTTACCAGGCATATCTCGACGCCGCCGAACACCCGGCAATCTTCACCGCCGTAAACGCCAATACGATGGCACGCTTGCACCTGTCGCTGCCATTCAACGCCGAGCGCGCGCAGTTCTGGTCCGATCGCGCCGTTGCCATCATCGAGGCAACCCGCGCCGGCGAGCTGCTGCCACGCGCCTACGACGATCCACAAGGCTGGCGCTGTAAATCTTGCTCTCACAGGGATCGTTGCTGGAGGCAGACGTGAACGCCGGACGCACCACACCTGAACAGAAATTAGGGACGTTCATCCGCCTGCTTGCAAGCGAGCAGGATGGCGAAGTTCTTGCCGCGGCTCGCGCCGTCGTGCGCGTTCTCAAATCCACCGGCGCCGACATCCACACGCTCGCCGAGCGTGTGGAGAACGTGAATGGCGGCAAGCTTACCGACACCGAAATGCGCAAGCTCTACGATGCCGGCTTTCAAGCCGGCATGCGCGCAGTCGAGAATAGAAGCACCGGCGAATTCCACAACGTCGACGGAACCCCAGCCTGGAACGAGATCGCGCTGTTTTGCCAGCAGAACAACAGCCGGCTGCGAGAGAACGAACGCCAATTCGTCAACGATATGGCGGGACGGTCGGTTTGGCGTGAGCCAACCGAGAAGCAAGCGAAGTGGCTCAAGAGCATCTTTTACAGGCTTGGCGGGAAAATATGATGACCGTGCAATCTCAAACCAGCACACCCGGCGAGCTTGAGGCCGCGCTTCTTTATGGCGGGCGGGGCATTCCTGTGTTCCCGACCAACCCGCTGGACAAGAAACCGCTCGTCGGCGGTGGCTTCAAAAGCGCGACAACTGACGAGACGCAAATCCGAGATTGGTGGCAGCGCTGGCCAAACGCGATGATCGCCGCACCGACCGGATCAGCAAGCAATATGTGGGTGGTCGATATCGATCACGATCCCGTTCGCAACATCGACGGCACGGCGGCGCTAGCGAAGCTGGTCGCCCAGCACGGCGAGCTGCCGTCGACCTTGGTCACCATTACCCCGCGCGGTGGCCGACATCTGATCTTCACCTGGGACAGCAAGATCGAGATCCGCAATAGCACCGGCAAGGTGGGCCAGGGCATCGATGTGCGCGGCGAGGGCGGCTACGTGTGCCTTCCCCCGAGCCGGCGCGCCGACGGGGCGCTCTACCAATGGGACCCTGCCGCCGGTAACCAAGCCGCGCCGGCGCCGGATTGGCTGATCGAATTGGCCCGCTCCGAGAACAAGTCGAAGAAGCGCGACAAGGCCTGGGCTCGCG